AAACAAAAACATTTAGAAATTATTAAACTTGTGAAACCACAAAAGAAAGTTACTTATGTTTTATTAAATGAATTTGAAGTATGAAATTTAGAAACAATTGGAAATCCCCAACTAAACAGTGGGATAAGTTAATTTTAAAATTAAGGGTGTCAAGTCTTGATTTATTTAGTGTAGAAATAGATGTGACTAGAGACTTCTACTCACTTACTATATTAAACTTTACAATTAAGAATAGGTAATACAGATTACCGTAACTCACATTACTATAATCCAGGTGTATAAAGCATCTGGATTTTTTGTTTTAAACATAATAGATTTAAACTTTATTAGTATCTTTGTTTAAACTTAAAAAGTATAAATTATGTCAAACCAACATGAAGAGCAAGAGTTAACTCAAGAAGAGTTAGCAGCAAGAAAAGAAGAAATGAAAGCATTTTATGATGATTCATTACCTTATTTAGAATCACAAGCAAAGTATGAAAAGTTCTTAACTGAAATTGAGGAAGCAAGATTTAAGAGAGCAACTATTCAAATGCAATGGGCTAACATCATGGCTGCACAACAAGAGCAAGATACAAGTGACCGTGAAGAGGAAAAAGAAACTGCAGAACAATCTACTCCTACAGCAGAAAGAAAACTTAAAAAATCATAAGAATGGCAACAGTTAACCAAGTTCAAAAAAAGGTTAAGATGCCTAAATGGGATGTGGTTAAGTTTCAGATATTAACTCATTGCTATATTAACCGTATAGTGATGAGTGAATCTGATTTAAACTGTTTAACTCTATTAAGTTTTAACCAACCAATAGAGCTTACTCATTTTTGTTATGATGCTTCTTCAGAAGAGGACTGGATATTCAAGTCACCTCAAACTGTTAGAAACTGTGTAAACAAAGCTGAGAAGAATGGATTGATAGTAAAAGATCCAAATAATAAAAAACAAGTGATGTTAAATCCAGCATTGAAAATACAAACAGCAGGTACAATTTTACTTGATTATAAATTATTAGGTTATGAATCCGAAGAAAGCAGTCAACCTGTATAAAACAATTTCTGAGGAATTAGAAGTTGATCATAATTTAGTAGAAGATTTAATTGAATATGTATATAAAACATTAAAGAAAAATCTTACTAACTTATCTCATCCTAGAATTAATGTAGATGGCTTAGGACAATTTGTAGCTAAACCATATGCTATTAAAAAAGGTATTGAAACTATAGAAACAAAACTAATCACTCATGACACATCAACATTTGCCGCATATCAACATAAAAAAGTTTTAGAAATAAAAGTTGAGGCAATGAAGAATCTGCATGAGATGATTGTTAAAGAAGAAGAAAGAAAAACTAATTTTAAAAAATCTAAAGATGAAGCCAAACTTAAAAGAGATTTGGAAGAATAGAACCCAAATCATGGAAGGTGTTAAAAATTCCATTATAAGAGATAGATTTGTTGAGGAGATAGCTGCAGCTAGAATGCAACATTGTAACGCATGTGTAAGAAAAGATGATAAAGGTGACTCTTGTGCTTTAACAGGATCACAACCATGTTGTCAATTATGTGGATGCTCATTAAAATTTAAAGTAAGATCTCTTTCATCAGATTGTCCTGATTTAAGATGGAAAGCCGTAATATCAGAAGAAGATGAAGACAAACTTGACGCACTTAAATGATACTGGTAAGTATGCAATAGGTGGTATAAATCAACCATCATTACTTACAGATGTTGATGTATCATCTATCATTGGTGAATGGGTGCCAACGACTAGTTCTGCTGAACCTTGTATAATGCTTAGTGATGAAAAGGGTGCTAAAAAAATTACAGCAGAATACCTTAGACAAATAGAAAGAAATAGTGTTTCAATATTTCTTAGATTACTTGTGTTTGAAGGTAAGTTTACAAAAGAAGAAACTGATAATATTAAAAACATGCTAGAGTCTAATGATGAAGCATCAAAAGAACTAGCATGTGTAATTTTAAAAAATGAAGGTTATGAGTATATACTTTAGTGCAACAGATCATACTTACAAAAGCTTAGAAACTGAAGATAAAGTTAATTGGATAAGTGTAACAACTTTAGTTGCTCACTTTAAAAAACCTTTTGATGCTAAATCTATTGCTGCAAAAGTTTCTAAGAATAAGAGATCTAAATGGTTTGGTATTGATCCAAAGAAGATACAAGAGATTTGGGAAACTGAATCTGAAAGAGCTGTGACTATGGGAACATATTATCACAATCAGAGAGAAGCGGATCTTTGTGCATTATCATCTCTTGAAGTTGATGGAAAAAACATACCTATTTTTATTCCTAATGAAACAACAGAAAGTGGTATAAAACTTGCACCTAGTCAGAAGCTAGAAGAAGGAGTATATCCGGAACATATGGTATATCTTAAATCTGCAGGTATCTGCGGTCAATCAGATTTAGTTGAAGTGGTGAATGGTAAAATAAACATCATTGACTATAAAGGTTTAGCTTTAGATACTCCTATACCAACAATTAAAGGTTTTAAATTTATAAAAGATATTCAGATAGGGGATATCATATATGATGGTAACGGAAAACCTACTAAAGTAGAACATGTTTCTGAAATACATCATAACCCTTGTTATAAAATTAAATTTAATACTAATGATGAATTAATTTGTGATCATGAACATAAATGGTTAATAACAGAAAGAATAACTAAAGGTGTATATAATACAAAATCTTATACAGTGTCTTATATTGAAAAAGAATATACAACTGAACAGTTATTACATAAAAAAAATAAAAATGAAATACTAAGAATTTCTTGTACAAGTATTGAAAATAAATTTAAAGAATTACCGCTTGATCCATATGTATTAGGTTTATGGTTAGGTGATGGTTCAAAACAGTGTGGAGCTTTAACTAATATGAATAATGATACATGGTTAGAAATTGAACGTAGAGGTTATGTTTTAGGAAAAGATATATCTAAAGGTGGTTGTGGTAAAGCACAAACTAAAACTATATTAGATATATATCCAATATTAAAAAAATTAAATCTTATTGATAATAAACATTTACCTGAATTATATTTAACAGCATCTTATACCCAAAGATTGGATTTGTTAAGAGGTTTAATGGATTCAGATGGTCATTATAATAGTAAAAGAAAGTCATGTGTAGTTAATACAACACAAAAATGGCAAGCAGAAGCTGTTGTTCAAATAGCTAGTAGTTTAGGTATTAAAGCTACATTACATTATACTTATACAACATATAATAAAATAAAAAAACCTGCCTATCATGCTACATTTAGAATTGATACATTTAGTCCTTTTTTAACAAGAAATAAAGATATACATTTAGACATGAAATCTTTTAATAAATATACTAGAGACAGTTATAGATTAATTAAATCAATTGAATTAATACCGACTGTTGCTACTAAATGCTTATCAGTAAAAAGTAAAACACATAGTTATTTAGCAGGAAAAAATTATATTAAAACTCATAATACTAACAAAGAGATCAAGAAAGAATCTTTTGTAAACTGGGAAGGAGCTTCAGATAAATTACAATTTCCATTAGATGGTTTAGATGATTGTAACTTTAATCATTATGCAATTCAGTTAAGTATCTACATGTACATCATGCTTAAACATAATCCTAAATTGAAACCAGGAAAAATGTTTATTCACCATGTTGTATTTGAAGTAGAGTCTGAAGATGAATATGGATATCCAGTTATTAAACTTGATCATAATGGAGATCCTGTAATAAAAGATGTAATTCCCATGGTAATTCCGTATCTTGTAGATGAGGTTAATGCTTTAATGCATTATATTAAAGACAACAAAATAGTAATTAAAAAGAAATAGTATGTATATTGAAACTGAGATATTTTTAGAAAATACACAACTGAAAGACTTAGGTGTAGACACAGAAATTGCTGTAAGGATGATTCTTAATACTGAAGATATATCTGCTGTAAGAGAATCTATAGATGATGAGGGAGAACTTATTGAAAATGAATGCACTATTTATTTACTAACAGGTTCAATATTTACTATCAATAGCCCTTATGATGAAATTAAAAATAAACTATTATGCTAGTAAGATTATTTGATGTACAGAATGGTACTGTAATTCCTACAGAACATTGTTATACACTGAAAGCTTTAAAGGATATCATGGATAACTATCCAAATGAATACTTAAAGATTTATCAGTATTTGTTTTACATGACTTGTCCTAATCCTGATATGAATCCGTTTTTCTATACACCTGAAGTAGATAAAGAATCTTTAATTCTTGAGGAAATACAAGCTGAGTTTTCTACTGAAGATGATGATATTGCTATTGGTTTACTCTTCTGTCAAAGAATGTATGAAACACCAACATCAAGAGCATATAAAGGTATTGCATCCATGCTAGATAGATTAGCAAAGTTTATGGAAACATCAACTCTTACAACAGGTAGGGACGGTAATATGAACTCTATTATTGCAGCTGCTAAAAGTTTTAATGATATCAGAGCTTCATTTAAAGGAGTCTACAAAGATTTACAAGAAGAACAATCCAGCAAAGTGCGCGGAGGAATTGGTTTAGGATATGATCAATAATTATGAGAGAAATATATCAAGACATACCTACATGGGATAATGGTACATGGACTTCTACTGACTTTAATTCCAGAGAAGAGTTCTATACTTACTTATTGACCAATGTTTTTAAAGAACCTGGTAAGTATGAATTTAATGATACTACCACAAGTTTATTTACACAAGAGTCTGCAAAGTTTAATAAAGACAAAGTTTACTGTACTGCTCCTTTTAAATCCAAAGATTTTATTGCTTATTGGGATGACCAAAAAGCAAAATGTAGAAGAGGTGTTCTTATTAAAGAAAAAGGTAAAGTCTGGTATATGACCAGAGACTACTATATGTGGTTGAACTTCCTACCTATCTTTAACAAAGAGATTCAAAAGTTTGGTTTTGCTGATATCCGGGATGCTCAGTATCATATGGCTTTATATGAGATACTAGCAGAACTAAACTATAATCATATTGCTATTCTTAAAAAAAGACAGATAGCTTCTTCTTATTATCACATGGCTAAGCTTCTTAACCAACAATGGTTTGAAGAAGGGGTTACTCTAAAGATTGGTGCTAGTCTTAAAGACTACATTAATGAGAAAGGATCTTGGAAATTTTTACAAGAGTACGCGGCTTTTCTTAATGAACATACAGCATGGTATAGACCAATGTCTCCAGACAAGGTGATGATGTGGCAACAAAAGATTGAAGTAAGAAGAGGGGATAGAAAAACAGAAGTAGGTCTTAAAGGTACAATTCAAGGTATGTCATTTGAGAAAGATCCAACAAATGGTGTAGGGGGTCCGGTAAAATACTTCTTTCATGAGGAAGCCGGGATTGCTCCAAGGATGGATAATACTTATGAGTATATGCGTCCAGCCATGAGATCTGGTTTAACAACTACTGGTGTATTTATTGCTGCAGGATCTGTAGGGGATTTATCTCAGTGTGAACCATTGAGAAAAATGATTCTTTATCCAACTGAAAATGATATCTATTCTGTAGAAACAGACTTACTAGATAATAAAGGTTCTGTAGGAAGATCCGGGTTATTCATACCTGAACAATGGTCTATGCCTCCATATATTGACAACTTTGGGAATTCTAAAGTACAAGAAGCATTAGAAGCATTGGATGATCAGTTTGAAAAATGGAAAAAAGAACTTGCTCCAGAGACATATCAGTTAAGGATTTCTCAGCACCCAAGAAATATTGAAGAAGCCTTTGCTAACAGAACTATATCTAAATTCCCAATGCATCTTGTAACAGCACAGCAGAGAAGAATTGAAGATAAAGAATATGCATATGAATTCTTAGAATTAGGCAGAGATGCTAATGGAAAAATACTTCCTGAACATAGTAACAGAAGACCAATTACAGAATTTCCAATTACAAAAAATACTGAAGATAAAACAGGAGTTCTTGTAGTATGGGAAAGACCAGTTGAGAACCCTAGCTTTGGTATGTATTATGCTAGTATTGACCCGGTTGCGGAGGGAAAAACTACAACATCTGAATCTTTGTGTTCTATCTATATTATGAAAGCTCCTGTAGAAGTAACAAAGGTTACGGGTATAGAAACTGAAACATACATAGAACCAGATAAAATTGTAGCTGCTTGGTGTGGAAGGTTTGATGATATTAACAAAACACATCAGAGACTGGAGACAATTATTGAATGGTATAATGCCTGGACAGTAATTGAGAATAACATATCATTATTTATCCAGTATATGATCTCTAGAAAGAAGCAGAAGTACTTAGTACCAAAAAGTCAAATAATGTTCTTAAAAGACCTGGGATCTAATAATTCAGTGTATCAGGAGTATGGTTGGAAGAATACAGGAACATTATTTAAAGCTCACTTATTGAGTTATGCTATTGAGTACACAAAAGAAGAACTTGATGTTGAAACTAAATCTGATGGTACTATTGTAAGAACTAAATACGGTATTGAAAGAATACCTGATATTATGTTGTTAAAAGAAATGGCTGCATATTCAGATGGAGTCAATGTGGATAGACTTGTTGCTTTTTGTGCAATGGTTGCTTTCATGAGAATTCAGCAAGCTAATAGAGGTTATAGTAAAAGAGTTATCATGGATGATACAGCTAAAAACTTGCAAAAGTCAGAAAATTTGTATAAATTAAGTAGTAGTCCTTTCCGTCACATGGGTAGGAGTGCAGGTAGTTCATCAGGAGGACAAAATGTAAAAAGATCTCCATTTAAAAATATAAGATAGTTATGCCTTATTTATATAGACATATTAGGTTGGATACTAATTTACCATTTTATATTGGTATAGGTTCTGATAACAGTTATAAAAGAGCTAACTCAAAACATAACAGAAATCAACATTGGAAACATGTAATTAAAAAAACAAGTTACACAATTGACATAATGTTGGATGATTTAACATGGGGAGAAGCTTGTCAAAAAGAAATAGAATTTATTAGTTTTTATAGAAAATGTAATATAAAACTTGCAAATTTAACAATGGGAGGAGAGGGTTTATTTCAACCTGCTGAACAAATAATAAAGAAAATATCTGATTCAAAAAAAGGTGTAAAAAATCCTATGTATGGAAAAACTTGGTCTAAAGAAAAAAGAGAGCAAATGTCACAGCGCATGAAAGGTTTTAATAATCCTAATTATGCTAAAATATTATCAGATACACAAAAAAATATAATCAGTAAAAGTCAAAAAGGACGGGTTAAGTCAGAAGAAGAGAAGGAAAAAATTTATTCAAAAACAAGGAAAAAAGTTATAGATTTAGCAACTAAT